GACCCGCAAAGGGATCGACCACGACCTGGTCGCTCGAACTCGACTCCGCCGGATCCTTCGGCTCCTCCACCTGCTGGCCGGCAAGTGGCGTGGCCGTGGTCACCGTCGTGGACGACGAACCCTCCTTGGATTGGTCGTCCTCCGTCGAATTGAAGCCGGCCATCATTGCCGTGTCTTCATCACTCGGGGTGTTGGGGTCCATTCTTTGCGCTCCTGTCAAGGGGTTGTGTGGGCGGGATCAAGCGCCGTCGAGCGGGCCGGCGGCCATGCGGGTGGCCTCCGGCAGGTCGAGCAGCGACTTCAGCAGGCCGATGCGCGCCCTCAGTCGCACCGTCTGGTTGGGTTTCTCGTCAAGGCCTTGGCCTTCGAGGATCGAGCGGTCCTTCTCCAGCAGCTCCAGCAGGTGTGCTTCGACACGCCGCCAGGCGTCGGTCTGGAAATCGGACGGGTAGAAGCGGCTCACAGGCCTCTCCCGTGGCCGGCTGTCATGGCGAAGTTCATCTCAGCGGCAAAACGCTCGCGGCCGTCGCGGATCTTCATCGCGGCCTCGGCGAGCGTCGCGCGAATCTGATCGGCGGTGAGGTTGCGGTCGCGGGCCGACTCCAGCACCTGCACCTGCAGGTCGATGTCCTTGAGCGCCTTGTCCCAAATGGCCTGCTGCTTGGCCATGGCCGCCTTGAACTGGCGCTCCTGCTCCTCGCTCTCGCGGCGGGACTTCTCGCGGTCTGCATCGGCCTGCGCCTTGATGGTCGCGGCCTGCACGCGCGGGTCCTGCTGGCCCTGCTGCTGCTCCTGCTGCTGCTGCTTCTCCTCGTCGGTGAGCTTGACGTCGTCGGGGTCGATCTCCACCGCGCGAAGGACCTGCTCGGCCGTGCGCTCCGGGCTGAGGCCGAACGCCGGGTTGCCGGCCATCGGTGCGGCGATCTGCTGCAGGGCCAGGGCCTTGCGGTCGCGGTGGATCAGGTGGGTGGCGCCAATGCCCACGCACTGGAAGTCGCCCTTGGCCTCGGCGGACACGTTCGGGTCCTGCATGCCCCAGTCGTAGAAGTCGGAGATCAGCGGGCCCACGACCTCGTCGTATTCCTTGGCGATGTCGAGCAGCGGGCTCGCGGCATTCGCCTCCAGCATCTCCATGCCGCCCAGGGTGTCCGGGCTGGCGCCCGTGATGCCTTGCATCAGCAGCGGGATGTTGGCGAGCTGATCAGCCCACTCCTGAGCCATCAGCACGATGTCGGCCAGTGGCTTCTGCACGTTGGGCACCGTGAAGAGCTGGAAGGCCTTGCGCACGTCGTCGATGCCGGTCTCTTGCGACGGCTGGAAGGTGAACAGGCTGTTTCGGTTCAGCCGGTACTGCTGGTTGACCGCCTGGACCAGCCCCTCGGCCATGACCGTCACCGCACCTGCCGACTGCCCGGCGTTCTCCGACATCGCACGGACGGCGGCCGTGTGCAGCAGCTGGGCGGCAGCGATCTGGATCGGCACGCCCTCGCCCCACGGCCGGTCCTCCACCTCGGACCAGCGGAAGAAGCGGTAGGGAAAGCCGCCCTTCTCGTTCGGGTTGAGCACGACCTTCACGATGCGGCCGTTGATCATGGTGGCCACGATCGGGATGCTCGTGAGCGACATCGCCATGTCGAGCTGCTTCTGCAGCGCCATCGCCGCCTCATCGTCGGCAAGACCGCCCGGCGGCATCGTCAGCGCCGGCACCTGGAAGCCGCAGCCGATCAGCGCGCGAGGCGAAATACTGGCGTAGAGGTAGAAGGTCTCGAAGGTCGACCGGTCGTGGATGCGCACCTGCCCTGCCCGCTCGTCCTTGTAGCGGTCGTCGAAGCGGCTCCACGACTGCGGGCCTTCCTTCAGGACGGTGTCCAGGTCCTCGGGCTCATAGCCCGGCGAGTTGGCCAGTTCGCGGACCTGGCTCTCGGTCAGGTAGTCACGCTCGATGAAGAAGCGGCCGTTGTGGATGTTCTCGCCGCAGCTCGGGTCGGGGTAGCAGTTCTTGGCCTTGATTGCCAGGATGCGCGGGGCGATCTTCTTGCTCACCTCGATCACCGCGGTGCCGTTGACCACGCGCCAGCGCCGCACCTCCACCTGAGCGGGGAACGGGCCCTTGATCACGCCGGTGCCGATGCGGGCGCCGTTCTTGATCATCTTGCGCAGCTCGGCGTAGGCCGTCTTGCCGCGGTAGATGCCGCTGTCCGTGAGCCAGTCCTGGATCTGGTCGGCCATGCGCCGGGCCTTGTCCTTGAGCATCTGCTTGGCGGCCTTGGCCACCTTGGAAGCCTCGACGACCTCTCCGCTGGCCAGCTTCACGGGCTCGCTGTTGCCGCCGGCGATCGCCTCATCGAACTCCGGCACCGGCGTGGGCTTGCACTCCCATGGCCGCATGTCGCCCGGCAGCACGCGGCGCACGATCTGGCTCGCCGCGATGTTGGTCTTGCTCTTGGTGATGTTGATGATGATCTGGCTCTGCCCGGGCTGCGCCTTCGGAGCCTTGACCGGGATGTCCTCGGTGCCCTGCTCGGGGTAGCGGCCGGCGTACAGGTCTTCAGCCAGGCGCCATTCCTCCTCGATGCCCGACTGCTCGCGCTTCGAGGTCGCCTCCTGCAGCCATTCGAGGAACAAGCTCTGAATCTGCAGCCGGCCCTGCAGGCGGAGCGCTGCGATGCGCGCCTCCTCGGCCGACGGAGTGCCCTCGTCAATGGCTTGGTCGATGTCCATGCTGTCCATGTCAGAACCCTGTGTAGTTGTCCACGGCGTGGACTGGTACTTGGTTGGGGTTGATGCGCTTCTTGGGCTTCGCGCCGCCAGGGATGGCGAACGTGAGCGCGAGGCTGTCGCCGCGGTCGGGCGACTTCAGGCCGCGCTTCTTCATGTCGTCCTTGCTCTCCAGCATGAGCAGGCCGCCGCGGTAGAAGTAGCGCCGTCCAGTGAGGTCGGTGCGGAGATCGGGGTCAGGCGGAAGCGAGGCCGTTTCCAGCCAGTCGCGCATCTCCGACCACATGAACGCGTTGAGGTTGTAGTTCTCGCCGTCGTCCATGCGCAGGCTGGAGTTCACGTCGACCACGACGTCATCACCGAACCACGCGCGCAGGGCATCGGCCACGCCGGCGCCCAGGCCGATGACGTCCACAGCGATCTGCTCGAGGTGCACGCCGGTGGCGCCGCGGAAGGCGTTGATCTCCTGCTTGGCGCGGCCTGCAGTGCTCATGATGTCGGTCTTGCCCCAGGTCGTCTGCTTGATGAGCACGCGCCCGCGGCGGAACGTCAGGACGCACTTGTCATCGCCAAAGCGCGCCACGTCCAGGCCGACGCGCAGCGGGCCCATGGCGGGCACGTCAGCGGGACCGCGGCCCTGGGCCTGCGTGACGACATCGCCCCTGATGAACGAGTTGCTGACCGAAGCCGAGTAGTCGCGGTCCACTTCCTGGGCCAGCACCACCGGGTCGAGCGTGTTCTTCTGCTGCTCGTACCAGGTCGGGCCCTTGCGCGGGTCGTCGCGCCAGTCGAAGACGAACACCGGGATGCGGCCGCCGAAGCGCTTCTTCCAGAAGGGATTGCCCTCGCCGTTGGGCGTGGACACGTCGCCCTTGCAGTTCGAGGTCTGGGACAGGGCCGCGTCGATCTTCTCGGGCCGCTCGTAGAACGCGCTCTCGTCCTTGAAGTAGATCGAAGTGCGGTTGCCGCGGCCGATGTTGTCGCCGGCCTCGCCGACGATCGCGGCGCCGGTCTCGGGGTTGATGACGCGCATGAAGGGCGCGTGCTTGTCGCTGTTCCAGCCGGCCGGACGGAACTCGGCGGGCAGCAGGTCGATGAAGGTGCGGATCTTCCAGAAGAGCGCCTTCGGGTCGCCCAGCTTGTCGACGTACTCCTCTTTGCGGCTGCCGAAGCCTGAGACAGATCCGGGCTGAAACAGGAACATGTGCACGGCGATGGCCACGCACAACCAGCTCAGGCCCACGTCACGGCACTTCTCAACCAGCCAGTCCTCGCGAGCACGCCACCGCGCGTAGACCCACTCGATGAACTCCGCCTGCTTCGGGAAGAGCAGAAACGGCATGGTGGTGGGCAGGTTGCGCTCGGCATTGCGAGGGTCGAAGGTGCAGCCCCAGTCCATCACGAACGCCACCGGGTTGGCGCGGTAGAACTCCTTCAGCGGCCCCACCAGCGACGGGTCGGCGCGCAGCCGCTCCAGCCGCGCGCAGCGCTCGGCCCAGATCGGGGCGTAGTCCGGCGCACGCCAGTTGAAGTCCGCGGGAATGGGGCTGACCCAGGTCACCGCTTGCCCCCCTGGATCATGATCAGGTAGGCATCGCCCGGATCCAGGTCCGCCCTGGCCTTGGAGTTGGCGTCGGTCGCGACGTGCACGCTGACGTTGGCCGCCGGGGGCTTGTCCGCGTCGTACATGCCCAGGTGCTTGAATACCTTCTCCAGCGCGTCGAGCTTCGGGTGCATCTTGACCTCGAAGCCCTCCTTCGTCTCCTTGATGCCGGCGAACAGCGCCCGCGCGCCCTGCGACAGGAACCGCGTGTCCTTGATGACGGTCTTGCCCTGGCCGTGGCCCTGGCACTTCGGGCAGTCATCGTGCGGACTGCGGCGCGGGTCGAAGCCGTAGCCGCCGACGTCGCTCGGCAGCTTCAGCACCGGCTCGGGATCGCTGGGCTTGCGCTTCTCCAGCTTCGATTCGTGGTCGCGCACCGCCTGCTCGCACGCCGCTTGGTGCTCGTCGTCGTCCACCCACTGGAAGGCGAAACCGATGCCGTGGCAGTGCCGGCAGCACATGACGATGTGCTCCACGAGCTCGCGCGGGTCGGCCTTGACGATGTCCCAGGCCTCCTGCAGCGCCGCCTCACGGGTGATGCCCAGCTTCTGCGCGGTCTGCGCCTGGCGCTTTGCGACCTCGGCCGCAACCTTAGGGTTTCTGAGAAGCTGGTGGGCCCCGACCTCAGCCGCGTTCCCGGTCGCCGTGTAGCCCGCGCGCTTGTAGGCCGCAGTGGCGTTGAAGTCGATCAGGTACTCGTCGATGAAGCGCGACTGACGGTCGTTCAATGGCTTATCGACGCTCTCCACCTGTTCCCGCGAAGGCTGTGCGGCTGGAGTCGGCTTTTTCGCTACCGTCTTCTTTGCGGGCGAAGCCTTGGGCTTGGGTGCCACCTTCTTGGCCGGGGCCTTCTTGGCCGGCGGCGCAGCCTTGGCCGCCACCTTGCGCGCCGGCGCCCGCTTGGGTGCGGGCTTCTTCGGGGTGGGCTTCTTGGTGGCCATGGTCAGGCGCGGCGCTCGCTGCTTCCCTCGAAGACGTGGCGCCAGGCCGCGCCGCCATTCGTCAGCGGGCCCTTCAGGGCGTCGCAGTGCACGCAGCGGAGCGTGGCGTGGCCGTTCAGCGGGTGGGGCTTGATGGCGACCGTGTCCTTGTGCGTGCAGTCGAGCTGGGCGAACCACTGGCTGCGCAGGCGCTCGTACTGAACCTGCAGGGCGATGCCCGTGCGGCGCTGGGCGATGGCCTCGGGGATGGCGGCGGCGAAGATGGCCGCGACGCCCTCGCAGGCGCTGGCCCGGACGTCGGTGAGCTCGACATGGCCGTCACGGAACGTCACCGCGATGCGGTGCCACTGCTCCAGCATGCGGCGGCGGTTGTGGAACTCGACGGCGACCACGTCG